TGCCGCCGAAGAGGTAGAACCGGTTTTCCCGGACGCCCCGCCGGACAATGAGCACATGACCGCCCCGGTTGTAACGGATAGCGAAATTCTGCTGCAAATACTGAACGCCCAGCAGCGGCGTGATGATGTTGCGCTCCACGCTGCCCACGGACTTCCCGCAGATGGCGAAGGCGCAGCGGTCAAAGCGGCCCATGGCCCACAGCAGGAAGGACAGGGACATGACGCTGGTTTTGCCGGAGCGGACCGCGCCGTCGCAGATCAGGGCCTCGTAGTGCGTGTAGGGGAAGCGGAAAATCTCCCGCTGCTTCTCAGAGAACCCCATCGCCGAACTCCTCCTTCAGGGATTTGGTCAGCGGGTCATCTTCCCGCTGGTCCTGGGCGCTGGGCGTATTTTCCGCCACCTCCGCCGTCAGGCTCTGCCGCTCCAAATCGGTGGCGAGTTTGACAACAGAGGCAAAGTTTTTGGGATTGACCATGCTCGTCCCCATCTCCTGCAACGCCTGCATAGCAGTGGCCTGAATCGCTGAAGCCATTTTCACGTGGCGCTGGTTCATCCTCCGCACCTCCGCGACAGCGGCCTTTTTCGCCTCCTGCTGCAGGTAGTTGTCCCAGGCCCGGCACCGCTCCACCCAATTGTTGTCGCTGCTCCAACGCCGGATCAAAGATACACTTTTGGTACACTTTTGAGCTACCGCCCGGATGCTGCGCTCCGGCCCCATCTGGAGATAGACGAGGAATGCCTCAAACGCCCTGGCGCTCTCGCCCTTCTGCCGCTCCCACGGCTGCTCTCTTTTGTTCGGCATTTCCTCCTCTCCTCCGGGTGAAGAAATAGAAAAGCGGCGTGTCCAGCAGCGCCAGCCCGGCTTTCAGCGGTTGCTACCCATCTTCCAATATTCCCGCTGTACAAGGCGGTAAGGAAAAGCCCAAAAAAAAGCCGAACATTCCCAGTAGCCATACGCATACAAACACGTATAGCTGGCTATGGAATGTTCGGCTCGGCTCTCAGTGTGCTCTCTTAGCTTACTACAGAGTCCTTACGATAGCCTTAGTATAAGCCATAACCGCACATTCCGTCAAGCCCTAATTCACGCTTTCAAAATCCTTCCGGGGCCTGCCCGGCCTGCCCTTGACATAGGGGACCTCTATGCCCCCCTCCTCGATCACCCGCAGCGCCTTATGTACCGCCTGCCGCGTACAGTCCAGCACCTCGGCGATCTGTGACGGCGTCAGATCCTCCCAATCGCCCTCCACCAGTTTCCACCGCAGGGATTGCGGCTTATACGGATTTTTCATTTCCCGCGCCTCACTTTCTCGATCCTGGCCCGCAATGCCCGCAGCATGCTCTCCTGTACGCCCCCCTTCTCCCGCAGGCTGGCGGCCATATCCTCGTCCATGCCGCCCTGCACCAGCAGAAGGTGGGAGACCACGGGGTACTGCTGCCCCTGCCGGTGCAATCTCCGGTTGGCCTGGTCCAGCAGCTCCAGGTTCCAGTTGGGCAGCGTGTACCAGATGGCGTGCCGCCCTCCCTGCTGCAGGTTCAGCCCGTAGCCGCAGCTGGCGGGGTGGGCCAGCAGCAGGTCCACCTCACCGGCGTTCCAGGCCCGCTCGTCCTCCGGGCCGCGGTAGACCCGCACCCGCAGGCCGGATCCCTCCAGCGCTTCCACAAGCCGGCCCCGCTCATGCTGGAACCAGTAGAACACCAGCGCGTGTTCCCCGTGCAGCCGCTCCACCGTCTCCAGGAACGCCTCCAGCTTGCACCGGTGGATCTCCGCCACGCCGCCGTCGACATCGTACACCGCCCCGCTGCACAGCTGCAGCAGCTTCCCGTTCAGCACGGCGGCGGTGCCGGCGGTGATGGTCTGCTCGTCCACCTCCAGCAGCATCTCCCGTTCCAGCTTCCGGTACGCCCGCTCCGCCTTCGGGTCCAGGGCCACGGGGATCTCGTGGGTGATGAACTCCGGCAGCTCCAAATAGTCCTCCGCCTTCATGGAAACGCAGATATCGGCGATGGCCTCCCTGATCCGCCGCTCCGCGTCCTTCTGCGGCGAGTAGGTCCGGTATGCCTGGCCGGGGTAGGACGGGTCCTGGGTGAAAAAGCTCTCCCGGAAACTGCTGATGGTCTTCCCCAGCCGCTGCCCGCCGTCCAGCAGGTACAGCTGCGCCCACAGGTCCTCCAGGCCGTTGGGGGCCGGGGTGCCGGTCAGCTCGACCAGCCGGCGGATACGGGGCCGCACCATCCGCAGGGCCTTGAACCGCTTGCTGGATGGGTTCTTGAAGCTGCTGCTCTCATCCAGCACCACCATGTCGAAGGGCCAGCTGTTGCGGCAGTACTCCGCCAGCCAGGGCACGTTCTCCCGGTTGATGACCCAGACGTCGCCCGGCGTATGCAGGGCCCGGATCCGTTTGGCCGCGCTGCCCAGCACGGGGACAATCCGCAGGCGCCGCAGGTGGTCCCACTTGGCCGCCTCGTTCTGCCACGTGGCCTCCGCCACCTTCTTTGGCGCCACCACCAGGCACCGGCCCACCGCCCACCGGTTGTATCGCAGCTCGTTGATGGCGGTCAGCGTGATGACAGTCTTGCCCAGGCCCATATCCAGGAAGCCGCCCAGGGCCTCATCGCTGACCATGCGCTCAATGCAATAGCGCTGGTAGTTATGGGGTTCAAACTTCATCCGGCGACACCTCCCTCAGCCAGTCCAAAAATTCCTCCACACCCGCCGCTCCCTTGACCACCCGGACGTCTGCTCCCAACCCTCTCAGCTGGGCGATCTGGTAGACCTGCATCCGGCTCAGCCGTCCGCCCTCCGCTTTCAGCTCCACGAAGACGATCTTCCCGCCCGGCAGGACCACCAGCCTGTCCGGTACGCCCGCGCTGCCGGGGCTGACGAATTTGTAGGCGACGCCGCCCGCCGCCTTGACCCCCCTCACAAGACAGGCTTCCAACTCCGATTCCCTCATGCGTCCTCCAACGGCAGAGACCAGAACCATTTGTCTGCGGGGTGCTCTCTGCCCCAGTTGTTTGTTACCCGCACCAGGCAAATAAATTTCGCCTCCCTCAATTCTGCCCTTGAATATCCGGCCTCCCTGGCGTCCTTTCGAATTTTGCTGACGTCCTTCGGACCGCCCTTCAAGTATTCCCGCAGCCAATCGCACACGTCTTTTTTCATAGCGATTCCTCCGTTTCTCTCGTGCGTGCGTATGTTATGTGCATGTAAATTACATCGAAATAGAGATATTAGAGAGTATATATTTTCTCAAATCCTCTATTTCAATAGTTTCTATTAGTAAAAATGTTACCTTGTTACATTCCTTCTGCCACAATGGCTTTAGGGGTAACGCACGGGGTAACATCGGGGGTAACATGTTACTGCGCCAGGGGTAACATTCAAACGGGAAATCTCTCAAATTTTCGAATGTTACCCCCTCAATGTTACCCTCTCATAAACCCTCTCTGCACCCCGCAGTACCCGAATTTTAACGCTGTCGTCTTCCGCACCCAGCCCGGCGCGGCGGCGATGATGCTGTTGATCTCCTGGGTGTCGGCGTACCGCATATCCTTCTTCTGCCCCTCCAGCAGCTCGCACCAGACCTCCAGCGCGCATATGCGCTCCCTGGGCGCCAGCTCGATGTCTCCGCTGACGTTGCCGCTCCAGAATACCCTCCGGCGGTCCAGGGGCCAGCGGGCCCAGTCCCTGGGTACAGGCCGCTCCAGGAAGTCCAGGATCAGCCCCTCCCGTGCGCTGACCTCCCTATGGGACTCCTGCTGGGCGGTAGCCGCAGCGGCGGCGTCCCCGGTCAGGTACAGCGCCTCCCCGGCCCTGTAGCACACGACGGCCTCGGCCCACAGCTGGTCCCGCTCCTGCTCCAGATCCCGCCACACGCTCTTGGACGCCGGCCTCCGCCCCACGTCGATGGGCAGGAAGCGGCGGTTGCCGGTCTTATCCCGCAGGTAGTCGTTGGTGTTGGTGGTGCCGAAGAAGACGCAGCCGCGCGGGATGTCCTTCACGTGCCGCCCGTAGGCCGCCCGGAACTTATCGGAGCGTAGGCTGAGAAACTGCTTGATGCGGGCCACATCGGACTTATAGAAGGCGTCCAGCTCGCTGACCTCCACCAGCCACACGCCCTGCAGCAGTTCGCTGGCCTCCTTGCCCTCGAATGTCCGGATGCTGTCGTTGAACCAGCCCATGCTCATCTTGTCCAGCAGCGTACTCTTGCCGATTCCCTGTGGCCCTGAGAGAATGGTCATGCAGTCGAACTTTGTCCCTGGAGCAAACGCCCGCGCTACAGCAGCTGTAAATGCTTTTCTAGTGACAGCCCGGACATAGGCGGTATCTTCCGCCCCCAGGTAATCTATGAACAGCGTATCCAGCCGGGGCGCGCCGTCCCATTCCAGCCGCCCCAGGTAGTCCGTCACGTCGTTGAAAGCGTGCTTGGTACTGTGCAGGGACAGCGCGCCGTCCACCTTCCCGTTGCTGGAGATCTGATAGGCTTTCTCCAGGTACCAGTACAGTCCGGCGTTGTCGTTGTCCTCCCACAGCCGCCGCTTGCCCTCCGTGGCCCAGGGCAGAGGCCCCAGCACCTCCCCACGGCCGGCGAACTTATTCAGGGCGAATTTCCCCTTCAGCAGCGGGTCGTTCTCCAGGATGATCCAGATGTTGTCGATGGTCGCCAGGGGCAGGCCGGTCTTGGAATGCACCTTCAGCGTCTGCAGCCAACTGTCGTCCTCCCCCTCCACGACAGGCGAGAAGGCCCCTGTAACGGCCTCCCGGCGCTCCCGCAGCAGCAGCCCCGACACCTGCGGGTCCGCCGCTGCTGCGGCGCACATGGCCGTATAGGAGGGCATGCGGTTGGTGGGCGTCCCCGGCGCGGCCTCGTCGTCCAGCTCCCCGAAGCGGTGCAGGCGCACCAGGTCGAAGGCGTTGACCAGACGTCCGCCGCAGGGGTCTGTAGCGTGGTGGCTGTAAAGGAACTTCCCTTCGTCATAAATGACCGCCCCGCCGGTGGTGCTGCCGCCCAAAAAGGTGTACCGTCCCGGCGAGTTGTCTACCTGCTCATAGACGCCGGGCAGGAACGCGCCCATAGCCGCCTCCACGTCGTAGACCCGGCAGAAGGCCCCCACCACGCCGTTCTTGGCCGTGGGGTCCCCCTGCTTGGCCGCCAGCCGCGCCGGCTGCACCTCCCCCGCCGCGCGGGGCCACGCGGCGCAGTCCCGCCAGTCGGCGTAGGTGTCCAGCAGGCCGTCCACGCTGAGCATGGGCCGGTCCGTGTAGTAATAGACGGTCTCGCCGTCGACGCAGACGCTGGCCCAGTACATGAGCCGGGACGCCTCGAAGGTGGACGGGTCCATCAGCTCCATGCCGATCAGCTCCGCCAGCCGCCGGGCGCAGGGCTCGTACTCGTCCGCCGTGCAGGTCCGGTCCAGGGGCAGCAGCGCCCGCAGCCGGGGCGCGGAGGGCGTGTGCTTGCGGGTGGAGTAGAGGCAGTAGCCGCAGCCCAGCCCCTCCAGCCGCCGCAGCACGTCCGCCGTGCCCCCAGCTGCTATGTTGTCCATATCCAGTGTGATGAGGTCCCGGCCCGTGACGGCGCCGGCCTTCCGCCGGGGGCCGTCCAGTGTGCCGGCCACGTAGCCGCCTACGTCCTTCAGCTCGTCCTGGCGGCCTTTGGGCAGGCTCAGGTACTCCGCCATCGTCTCCGTGCCCCGTGTGACCGACGCGATCCGGGTGTAGAACTCGGAGAGCGTCATGGCCGCCGGGACCCAGTTCACCGACTTGCGGCTGCTGCCTATGGAGATTGTGATTTGCCGGTCATGTGTCATTGAGGGCAGGCCCTCCCTTCCTTAATCCTTCTTGAAAAACTCGTTCACCCAGCCGTCGGCATTCAGCGGCAGGCCCTCCGCCCAGGCCGGCGTCTGGCGCATGATCTCCACGACCCGCTCCAGATCGGCGGCGCTGCCGTCCCTGACCTCCAGCACCACCTCGTCATGCACGTGGAACACCACCGGATACCCGGCCCGCTCCAGCCGCTCTATGGCCTCTGCGAGACAGTCCCTGGCGGTGGCCTGGGTGATGTTCTCCACCAGCTTCCCGCCGTAGGTCTCCAGGGCCGTCCATTTCTTGGTGGTCTGATCCATGCCCCAGTAGCAGATGGACGGACGGCCAAAGCGGTTGACGCCCATATGGGGCTTTGCGTAGTACAGCTTCCTGCCGTTGGGCAGGCGGATGGTCAAAAAGTCCAGATCATTCTCCGGGTCGCACTCCCGTGCGAAGACCAGCCGCCCGTTCTGCAGCACGACCGTCCTCCCTTGCTCCACCGTCTCCTTGGCCGCTGCCTCTACGCTGTACCAGAACTGTACAACGGCGGGGTTGGCCCGCCGCCAGCGGTCCACGATGTCCGGCAGGTCTTCTTCCGGAATGCCCATCCGCAGGGCCCCCATACTGACCAGGGATCCGGCGCCGCCCTGGTAGCCCAGGGCCAATGTCGCCACCTTGCCCTTCTGGCGGTACTCGTACTCCGGGTTGCCCTTTTTAATGCGCTCCAGCGGGACGCCGAACATCTGCGCCGCCGCTGCCTCGTAGATCTTCCCGTGGGTGCGGAACACCTCCAGCACCCACTCCTCCCCCGCCAGCCACGCGATCATGCGGGCCTCAATGGCGGAAAAGTCAGCGTCCACCAGCGTACAGCCGGGAGCGGCGACAAAAGCTGTGCGGATGAGCTGGCTCAGGGTGTCGGGCAGGTCGCCGAACACGAACTGCAGGCCCTCCCGCCGCCGCTCCTTCACAAGCTCCCTGGCCAGGGGCAGCAACTCCCCGGCGATGTAGGTCCGGGGCAGGTTCTGGGGTTGGACAATCCGCCCGGCCCAGCGCCCGGTACGGTTGGCCCCGTAGAATTGCAGCAGCCCCCGCACCCGCCCGTCGGCGCACACAGCGGCCTCCAGGGCGTTGTACTTCTTGTTGCTGGTCTTGCCCAGGGCCTGCCGGATCTCCAGCACCCGCCGCACGGCGTCACCGGGCAGGTCCTGGCCCAGCAGGTCGGAGACGGTCTCTTTGCGCAGGTCGGTGATCTCTTCCTCCATCTCCCGCTGGAGCCACGCCGTCAGCTGGGCGGTGCTGTTGGGGTTCGCCAGCCCGGTCAGCTCCATGGCCTCCTGTATGTACTGCTCACGGGCGGCGGCGTCCAGGGCCAGCGCCCCCGCCACCAGCTCCGTGTCCGCCGCCACGCCTCTGGCGTTGATCGTCTGGTCCGTCACCCACTGGGCCTGGAGGGCGGGCGGGACCGGGAACCGGGAAAGGCGGCGTTCGATCTCCATCTCCGTGACCACGTCCTGGGCGTTGTACTGCTTGAACAGTGCCCACTTGTCCGGGTCGTGGTGGGGTTCGTTCCGGGTGCGGCTGCCGTTGTTCCTGGTGGGCTTGCAGGGGGTGCAGAAGTAGCGGATCAGCGCCTTGCCCGCCGCCAGCTTCCGCCGGTCCTGGGGCAGCTCCAGCGCCCGTCCTATGGCCTCCAGACCGCCGGGGTAGCCGCAGTACAGGCCGTGGAGCATGGTGCAGCGCCAGGACGGGAGAAAGTTCAATCCCTCCCGCAGAGGGTTCCATCGGAAGAACCGGCACAGGCAGTACCATTCAAAGGCGGCGTTATAGGCATGTTTGATGCATTTCGGGTCTTTCAGCGCGTTGGTGAACCATACGGGAATCAGGCTTCCCGGCCCACCACTGGCGAGGTCGATCACCTCCACCGGCCCGCCGTCGAGGCTGTACGCGATCAGCAGGACGTTGAAAGCAGGGCTCTGGGCATACCGGTAGAGCCCTGCTTTCTTGATGTCCACGTCGCTGTACGTCTCGATGTCGATGCTCAGATGATGTACAGCGTCCATCGGTTAAAACGCCATGTCCTGCCCAGCGGCGGGAGCGCCCCATCCGGGAGCCGGGGCGGGCGCAGCGGCGGGAGCGCCCCATCCGGGAGCCGGGGCGGGCGCAGCGGCGGGGACGCCCCATCCGGGAGCCGGGGCGGGCGGTGCGTAGCTGCCCGGCGCGGCAGCGGCAACCGGCTTGAACGCCTCCTCAGCGGTAATGCGGGAGGACAGCGGCTCCCCGTCACGGGTCTTCTGCACGCCGTTGAGGCCGCAGCCGACGCCCTTCTTGCCATTGCTGTTGTAGGGGAAGAAATTGACGTTCACATTGCCCCACATGCCGGAGTAGACCTCCGTGGGGTTGATGATCTTCTGCACCTGTGCGTCCACCACAAAGGGCGGCTGCTTGCTGGAGGCAGTAATGATCCAGTGGCCCTTGCACTCCTCGCCATAGGGCATTCCATCGCTGGGACGGGTGCCGTCTCCGTCGTGGATGCAGAGGGCAGGCATGGGAGGCCGCTGGCCGTTCCAGCACTTGCTGACGCCGGCGGCGATGGCCTCCTGGACAGCCTGATCCACGGCGGCTTTGGCGGCGGCGTTGGTCTTGGGGATCAGGATGGTCACGCTGTACTTGGGCTCCTGCCCAGGCCGTGCCTGGGGCTGGAACAGGTTGCAGTAGGAAAAACGGACGTCGTTAATGTTGATAGGCATATTATTTTTTCTCCTTTTCTTCTTCGTATTTGATAAGAATATTCGGCTTTTTGCAGACAGACATCACGATTGGCAGTTGGGCGGCGGCGAAGCGATACAGGACATCGGTTGACAGCGGGCGCTGTACCGGCCACTCTCCTGCCAGAATCTGCCTTGCGGCCTCTGCACGGCTCTCCAGGATTGCCGCCTCCAGGTCATCCATTGCCCGCTGGCAATCTTCATCGGAAATATAAAGCCCCATTTGCTTGAACAACTTTTTCTGCTCTCTGGCAGTCATCTCCGCTGCCACTGTGCGCAGATCGACGTCAAGCTGGTAGCCGGACCAGGGGTCGCGTACGGAAATCGTCACGGCGTCACCTCCTGGAACGCCGCCTGAGCCGGTACATACGCAGGGCGTTTATCGCTCTCCGGCTTCATAGTGGGCGCGCCGGGTTTCGTCTCCACCAGATCAGCGGCGGATTCTGTGAATACCTTCTTCCCCAGGGCCTTTTCCAGCTTTGGCGGCATGACCGGATTGCGCTCCCAAAGCAAGGCTTCATTCACGCCGCGCGCTTTCAGTTGAGCGAATGCGGCATCATGGCCTCCTGTCCATACGCGGGATGTCCGCCCCGCCACCAGCTTCCAACCAGGAACAGGCGTGCCGGACAGCAACAGCTTCTCCGCGCAGTCCTCCAAATTTTTCAGGAACGCCTCCAGCTGTTTCCCCCAGGTCAAGATGCTGCCCAGCTCCACCTCGTTCAGCAGGGCCGTGTCCGGGAGCACCGGGGCGTTGAGCGTGATCTTGTCAGGGGGCTTGTCCTCCAGCAGCTTCCGCGCCCTGGCGGTGCATTGGCCCTTCGCCGGGCAGAAGCTCTTTTCACACCAGGGGCCGGGGCAGAAGTCGCCCTTGCCCTCCCAGGCCAGCGCGGCGGCGGGCTTGACCACCGTCTCCCCCCACTCCTCCAGCTCCGCCCGGGAGAGCTTCCACTCCTTCACACCGCCGGCGTTGGGCTGGATGATGGCGAGATGGATGTCCAGGATGCTGCTGCCGTAGATGACGCCGTAGACCTTCAGGGCGCCCAAGGCGTACAGCATCAGCTGACTGTTGTTCTCCGCCTCCACGGGAACGCCGGAGCCGTTTTTGTAGTCGCACACGCACAGCTGCCCGCCGCCGATCAGGATGCAGTCGGCGGTGCCAAAGCCGCCGGGGGCGTAGTCGCTGTAGTCCACCCGGTTCTCCAGCGCCACGAAGGGGGCCCCGCTGAACCCCATAGCCAGGTCCTTCAGGTAGTCCAGGTACATGTCCGTGGCGGCGTCCATGCCCTTGTCGTAGCTGGGGTCCTCCTTCAGCTTCTTCAGCCGGGAATTGTAGGTACGGATGCTCATAGGTTCGAGGAAATATTTCCGTGCCTTCAGCTCCGCTATGGCGTGGGCCAGGGTGCCCGCCGCCGCGTGGGAGCCGCCGGTATCCGGGAACTGTGCCGCCAGCTGGGCCGACGGCGGGCAGTTGAGCCACCGGGCGGAGCTGCTGGCGGAGAGCCGGGCATGCTGGTTGGGTGACGGCATCAGATCTTCGCCCCCAATCCCCGCAACGCGGTAGCAAAGGGGCCGTACTGCTCCGGCTTCAGCTGATCTACAACGCTGACACCGAACTGACCCAAAAGCGCCATAAGCTCAGGGTATTTATTCGGGTTGTCGCGCAGGAGGTCAGCGCCCGCCTTGCCGATCTGTTCCAGTGTGAAACTGGGCGCCGGGGCCAGAGGCGCAGCCGGGGCAGGCGGTACGGTGGAAACGGGCGGGATGGGGTTCGCCGGGGCCACAGGGGCCGCAGGCGGCGGCGCTACCGGCGCGGCGGGCGGCGTTGTCTGCACAGTAGCAGGGGCCGTCGGGGGTGCTGCCGGGACCGGTTGGACGGTGTGGCGGGTCATAGCGTCTGCCAGACGGTTGAGCGCCTGGGACAGGCTGGGGGTCTCGATGGTGATCTTTGCTTCAAACATGGTTATTACTCCTTTACTATTTACGGCTGTTGCCAGCCTGTTTTACTGTGTTTCTCCTGCGCGGCCAAGATGTCTTGCTCATACAGGTATGTAATGCCAGTGCCCGAACACCGCTCTGCCTCCTGCCGCAGTTTTTCTACGGCGTAGACTTCATCGCCGTCCCTGACCAGGGCGTCGAACCACTCGGCCCGCTCCTGGAGGCAACGGGCAAATTTCTGGAACCGCTCCGGCCCAATCCCGAAGGCATCGTTCATGGCCACGCACATCAGCCACATGGCCCGCTGGGTCTGGATGTCGCTTTTGACCTGGATGGTCTTGTCGTTTGCCGCCTGCCGGCAGGCCTCTAATAGCTGCTGCTTGTAGGCCAGGGCGTTGGCGTAGCTCATGC